AACAGCTTCAGCATTATTTATTGTATATCTTGCTGGCTTTTGAGTTGTTGTGTCTTTTACCTTATAAGGAACTAAATTTGCTCTGGATGTTGGGGTTAGCTTAGAGAACTCTGTTGGTGTATAATAAACTACCTCATCAGGCTTATCTTTTATCTGGTAAGCATTAGCTTTGGCTGGTGCTTTTGATAAGCTAGTAGTCAAAGATGCAGCCATTGATGCTTTTGCCTTTTGGTCTGCGGCATCAAGCTCGCGCTCTCTCATAAGGTATGCGGCTGGGGATGCGGCTGCAGTTCCTGCTGCGCCCAGAGCTGTGGCTCCTGGCTTGCTGGATTCTTCTGCCATCTTTGAGAAGAATAAGAAACTAAGCATAGCTGGGCTGATTGGCTCTCGTTCTTGATAAACTTGATTGGTAATGGCCAATGCTTGCTGGTATGCTGGTAGAGTATTTAATACGCCTGCATTAATCTTGGACATGTCTGTGTTTGAAACGCCTGCAGTGACTGGCGCGGGATTTAAATCAACAACAGAAGCTGCATTCATAACATCAACATCGTCATGAGGAGCAGGAAAACCCATTGGACCGATAGTGTGAGGCATTTATCTGTTCCCCATGTAATAAGCACTAAGCAGAGAACCAAGTCCTCCAATTGTTTGGCCATATATGCTAGGTGATTGAACATACTGTTGGCCTTGTTCTAGGCCAAACTGGCGAGTCTCGTATGGAGTTCCTTGAAGAGCACCCTGCGCAAAGTTAAGCATCTGGAATGGATATTCGCGTTGCTCAACATAATCAGCATAAGCTATGTCAAGAGCCATCTGATCAAGCTCACGTCTTGCTTGCCCAGCAGTTAATAGACCTGATGCAGCTTGCTCATTTAATCCTTGAACCAAAGGTGCAAAGCCTTTTAATTCTTGAGTAGCTCTAAGCCTAGCTGCTTCTTCAGTTTCATAAGCACCCCGAGCTGCTTCTTCAGCACCGAACCTTGCTGTCCTGTCCTGATCAAATTGAGACCTTAATGTATTCTCAGCTTGGAACCTAGCAGCACGATCTTTTTCAAATTGTGAGGCTGCAAAACCCAAACCTTCAGCTGCGGCTCTGGATCTTAAATCACCTGCAGCTCTAGCTCCTTCAGAAGCTGTTGTTGCTTCTCTTAATCCAAGCCTAGAGCCTCCAAAAGCACCAGCTCTTGCTGCAGCTGCAGCATCAGAAACCAAGCCTCTGTCTGTCTGCCTTTGTATTTCAGAAACACCAGCATCTTGCGCTCTTTGGTAAATATCTAAGAATGGCTGTGCGTTGTCTAATGTAAACTCGCCACCTAGCAACTCTTCTCTTGTTGCTCCTTGAAAGTCTGCTCCCATAAGATCTGCACGAGACATCTCATCATAACCACCACCCAAACCACTAGCCATACGCTCTGCGTCTGCTATGTAATTATCAAATGTGCTTGTGCCTTGTGCAAGCAACCTTCCTGCTTCTTGCTCTTCGGGTGTTAGCTTGGAACCATCATAAGTTGCTATCCTTGCCCCTGTGTATGCTGGGAAAGGACTTCTTGCCATTTCAGCTGATTGTTCATAAAGTTGACGACCAGCGGCTGATACCCACTCAGGGATCTGCGTTCCTGACAAAACTTTAGATGCATCTGGAAGTTCTATAACATCTGATGTGCAAATACCACCCATTTAATTCTCCACATACAAAGAACCAGCTTTGCTCATACCCAGACGTTCAAAAAACTTATCTTTGCGATCTAAGTCTCCTGAAAAAACATGCCCTAGCCTCACTGGAAGTTTAGCGTCTTTTGCTATTTTAATAAAGTCTTTTGATAAAAGCACTGCTGCCTTGGACTTTCTACAAGATGGAGAAACATAAAACCAAAGGTCAGAAAGATGTTTTTCATCAGACCACCAGTCTGAAACAACCAAGCCACCTATTGATCCTACTATGTCATTATCTTTCAATGCTACCAAAACTACTCCTCTGTGAAGAGCTTCATTTATTTTATTAACTAACTTTTCGGTATTTACCTTTGTCAATTTTATTTCAGCATTATTGTGCATTTCTATTAACATTGCTGTTATTGCTGAAACATCAAATAAATTTGCTCTTCTACATTCCACCTAATGCACCCATTTGAGGTTGACCCTGCTGAGGCATTTCACCTTCAGAGCTTACAGAGTCAATAATTTGACCGAGCTCTGGAAGCAGCTTCATAAGAACAGACGCAACAGCAGGTGTTATTGCTGCGTCAAGGCTTTGAAGTTCTTGCGGAGACATATTCGCAAGCCGAGCCAAAAGCACAGCTGCAATATCTTCATCTGCTTGCATCATTAACTCACGAGCCTCTGCTGGCATAGCTGCCAACGGATCCATGCTAGCACCTTCCATATTCATTTCTTCAGCCATTTAAACCTCCTTTGGGTTATATAAAGTTGACCAGTCTGTTTTCTTACAGAAATGACCAACGACCCAACATGTTGGTTCAAGAATCTTTCTGTAAATTTTTCCTAAATAATCTGGCTTGTCTCGCTCACCATAAATGTAAGCAATCTCATTAGCACGGTGCCCAGCTACATGTTTCCAAAAATTAACTAATTTTCCTTCACGCATTTGGCGAACCATCCAAACCGCCCAAACATGATAACCATTTACATGCTGAGGTGTCAAATAGTCTCTTGTAAACCTGTAATCAAGGATAACTTGCTTTCTGGTCATAATGCCTTGGCGTTGAAGTTCATTACATATTACACGCCCACCAAGTATGCTTCCAATAGCACTGCCTATAACACCTCCAATGACTGGTATGGGTATAAGTGCCTGACCAATGTAAGCACCTATGGCTGAAGCTCCTGCGGACTTTACTGCTTCTTTAGGCTTCATTCCTGATGCTAAGTTTATGCCGAAACTAACAAGACCATTCATGCCAGCGGACTTAATCCCTTCCATGCCAAGTCTTTGCTGAACACCACCAAAATAAGTCGTTGGTTCAACAGCTGCAGTGACAGCTGCGGAAGCTGCGGCATCTTTGCCTGCTGTAACTGCTTGAGCTGAGTCAATAGTTGAACCTTCAAAACCAGCCGTTGATAATGTTTCAGGAGCATAAACACCTGATTGGCTTAGTTGCCCAGAATCATTCAGAGCAGTCCAAGTATCTAAATTACCTGTCGATTCAGCCAAACCTCTACCACCAGCCAATTCAGGAGCAAAAACTTTACCTCCTCCCATCTTACCAGCATCAAGCAACTTGGTTGTGCCACCAGCAAGTTCGGAAACCTCTGCTCCTGGAAGTTTATCAAAGCTAAATGTGTTCAACCCACCTTCAATGGCAGCATCCATTCCACCACCAAGATAAGGATCAGCCATGCCTTTTAAAACATTCTGACCAACGGATTGGACAACTGGGGAAGCTATACCAGCAACTATCTCAGCTGTGGATGGAAGTCCTGCCCTAGCCAGATTATCAGGATCTCTTCTCTCAAGATCATCATATCTGTCGAGCATGTCATCATCAAAATCATTTCCAGGGGTGTATGTTCTTTCCCCTGTCCTTATTGTTCTGACCCATTCAAAAACAGGCATTGCTGCTGTGCCATATAAGTTTTGAAGGTCATAAGGATCAATATCTGGAGCCTGAGACTCTTGCTGATACACACCATAAGTGAATGTCGGGTTTTCCTCTTCTTCTTCTCCTAAAAGAGAAAGTCCACCTAGCTGGCCATCTTCTTCCATTAACTTACCTCCAAGTAACTTGCTGTGACGTGTAGCCTGTTAGCTGTTGCGGCTGTCACCTTTAATATCTCTGATTCCATAACAACCAGAGGCTGGGTTAAAAACTCAACAGTGGCATTTGCTGCAACTGCTTTTACTTTAAAAAGACTAGTAACAGCTGTCCCAGCTGTTAATGTTACTGTCAAAGTGTCTGCGTTCCCAGAGTCTTCTGAAACAAGTATAGATTTAATAATTGCAGTTGTGGCTGCTGGTGCAGTGTAAAGAACTGTGGCATTAGTTGTTGTTAAATCAACTTTTGAATTTTTATAATTGTTAGCCATTAAACCAACTTATTGCTTGTGATTCATCTGATAATATTCTTAAAGATGCATTTTGAGAAAAAGAATTTTGAATTTCTTGTTCTTCTAAAGCCCTAGCCAAATTCTGTTGAAAATTTATCATTTCATTAAATTTGTTATAATAATCTAAAACAGGAGATGGAGCAGGTATCCTCTTTGGTGGTGTTGGCAAACGTATCATCTCATGCCATCCAATCTTGCGTTAATCCTGAAGTCCCCAAGTTGCCACTCGTCTTCTGTTCCTGTGCTATATAATTTAACCGCCATTTGGCGACCACGTGCTCTCGTTGATACTTTACCTGTAGTCGAAGTAATAGTAAATGGTCCTTTTGTAGTTTCTGTGTCTTGGGGATATTTACGAGTTTTTAAATCAACATAAAGATTGGTGGTGGTTGACATTGTTGCATCTGGGATAACTTTGTCAACCATGAAAAGATTATCACCTTCAGGAGTTATCTCTAGATCACTTGTTTCAATAAAAGCTGACATTGCCGCCCCATCATCAGATGTCCCAGTCTCATGGTTGTAAAGCTCTCCATCTGAATCAAAAGCAAAAGGAACTTTTCTAAATCCTGCGGAATCAGACCAAACATTTCTGTCTAAAGTTCCGACTGTCCAAGCTCCTTCTGAATAATTAAATGAAACATAGCTATCTGGCTCTGGGTTATTTGTGCCCAAAGGATTGTCATTGCTAACATAGAACCATGTTACTTCATTAAATTTTTTGTTGTGCCCTGCGTAAGTTTTATCTGCGTAGTCTTTCTGGAGCCTGTCAAAAACAAATTGTTCAACTGGGCAAGCCAACTCAGAAACATTTCCATTGTAATTAAAAAAATTATTTTTACCAATCCAATAAACATCTCCATCAACTGACGCAGAGCCATGAATAGCTGATGCACCGCAATTAACACCAAGCAGTCTAAATGAAAAAGTAAATGGTGGTCCAACGAATGACATNNCATANGCAGCTTCGTCTGTTTGAATAAATGTTTCGTCTTTTGTTGGTGTCATTGAAATTATTTTTGTTCCAATTTCAAGTCTTTGGTCACCTGCTGTATTTGTTGATGTTGGGGTGAAATTTGTAAAATCTTCTTGATTAGAAAATCTTACGAGCATAGGGTCTTGCGGATCTCCATTTAAAGGTGTCGTGCCAGCAGCAATAAAATGCCTGTCTGGGAATGATATGGTAGTTGTTCGGGTTGCTGTTGGAACATCAGAAGCTCCACTTATTCCTGAAACAATAACTGCGCGTGATGATTCCCCACCACTAGTGTCCCAATAATAAATTGCTCCATTCCTGACATTAGCAATAAGATCCTCTCCCCAAAGATTGAGGCTCCATTGGGTTGCTTCTAATGCAAAAGGAAGAGAGTCTGGGTCTCTGGCGGTTCCCCAAGTGCTTAAACCCCAAGTGCCAGCACCCCAACCCAATGCTGGGGTTGCACTTTGTATTCCCATGTTGGCTGCATTTCCTATAAGATATTTAAAATCAATAGTTGTTCCACCCCCAGCACTAACGGTGCTTGTGGCTGCACTAGGAACAGTTATTGTAAATGTATTGGTTGTAACTCCTGATATTTCATAACCAGTTTTGCGATTTAATGTATTTGCAGCAACGCCACCAACAGCTGCGGCTGATTCAATAACAACATAATCTCCATTAATAGCACCATGGCTATTATCTGTGCAAGTTATAGTTGTGCTGCCGTCTGCTGTAGCCAAAGGATTTGTAAGATTGGATGTTGTTTTTCTTAATGGTGTAATATCAAAAATAGTAGAGTTTTTCATTATGTAAAGGTGAGTGTCTGTTCCTATTGCAATTCTGTCAGTCCCATCAATCCCCCTCCAAGGAACTATCTGCTTTGGGGTTCCTTGGACTTTGACTGCGGCTGATGTATCAAGATCCCCTGCAGCATCAAGCCCATAATAAATTTCTTTTTCCCATCCACCTATTTTTTCAGGATATCCATTAACGAATCTCACAAGATTTGAATCAATATAAAATGGTCCATTCTTGGCAGATGCAAACTGGGTTATGTCTTTAACTATTCCTGCTTTGAATTTTAAAGTTTTTAGAGCCATTAAATACTCCTCATCCTTTGGACTAATCTTTCTGCTCTATTAGTTACCTGACGATACCAAACAGAGTCAACCATTTCATCAGCGGCTTGTTGCCAATCACGAGCATCAACCCCAGCTTTCATGCCTTTGAATTTGCTCAGGCGAGGATACCCCATGTTGAACATCATGTTTGCAATAATTCTTTGCACATCTTCAGGGAGGTCGGAAAAGTCTTCGTACAACCTTTCACATTCGGAAAGCACTGTATCGATGTCTGAATTAAAACACTCTGACACTCTATCCTCTGAGACAATCGTTCCAGCTGGCTCTCCGTACTCAATATCGCTATCCAAAACAAGGTGCCCAATACCAAAGGTAGGCAAGCCAAGATGATCAAGATACACTTCATATTTGCATCCTTCATCAGCTTCTATTTCCCCTCTTAGGCTCTCAATGTTCATTTTTTGAATCCTTTTAATCCACGAATACCAAATGATGCACCGATACTAGCATACATTGCCCATTGAAACCACTCTGGGGTATTTGATAAAGCTGCGAATCCTTCTTGAACATAAGGCTGGGTAAATGGGATAAAACACATAGCTATTATTATAATGAATAAAATCGTCCACGCTTCATCTTTCCAACTATTGTCAGAAGACTGAGCCATAAT